CTTGTGCAATCACACCAGTGTCATGTTTGCGCACAAAGTAATCATCTTCGCCTCCACGACGTTCAACTTCTTCGTCAGTCCAATCAAACATAACACCAGTAATTTGTCTTAGTTTTCCCAATGCATTTTCAATTGGTTGAATATTTTCTTTTAGATTTCTGTCTGAAGAAAAGTATGCAGTGATTTCGTTTGTAGCACGGATTTCACCAGTAGTAGAACTAGCCGCTGTGCCTACTCCAAGTGAACTATATTGTGGATAGGCAGAACCACTTAACGATGCAGTTGCACTTTCTGATAAACGTAATCTTACTCCATTGCAGAAATTAAATGTACCATCGTCGCCATTACGTACACACAACAATATCCATGTATGAGGCACTTCTAATGCCGATGTATAACTAGCAACTCTAAAGTTTGCTGCCGTACTAGTAAAAGTACTTCCTGTTGGAAGAATATAATACAATGCTTCCCATGCGGCTAGTGGAACTCCTGCCGCAGTGGCTGTTTTATTTGCCGCTCCACCAACACCAGTTACAGTGCCACTGGTAGGACAGGTAATATCAAAATAACCAGCAGTGCTGAATGTTGCGCCAAAACCGTTGGAAATAACAATAAATCTAGTAGCCCATAATACGCTTCCAGTAGAATTGACAGTGATTGCTCCTCCACCACTAACATTAAAGCCTGCTTTGATGCTTGCTGAATATGTGGCTTGCACAATGCCATTGTATTGAGTTGCAGTTGTAGCAGTTCCCGATAACGTTCCAACAGTCAACGTGTTTGTATTTGGATTATATGTAAATTCTGCCGCACTGTCTTGTAATAGACCATAGTTGCCAGTAGTTGATACAGTTGTATTAGCAAATGGAACTTTGAAAGCACTGTTAGTATTTGATGCTGTTAATGCAACGTTTGTTGCGTTGGTTGCAGTTGTGGCTGTAGAAGAAGTGACTCCAGTTAAGTTAGCACCATTTCCATAAAAAGCGTTGGCATATATGTTACCAGTCACGCCCATACCACCAGTAACACGCAATGTGCCTGTGCTAGTACTTGTTGCCGCACTATTTTGCGTAAACGAAATTGTACCAGACGCAGTTAATGCGTTACCAAAATTTACTGCGCCGCCTACACCTAAACCACCAGTGACAGTTAATGCACCAGTATTTGTACTAGAACTTGCAGTATTATTTGTAAAATTAGTAATTCCTGAAACGTTACCACCAGCAAAAGTTTGCGCAACTACACCAGTTAAGTTTGCACCACTACCGTAAAACCCAGTAGCGTACACATCACCAGCAACTCCTAAGCCGCCGTCTACAATTAATGCTCCAGTACTTGTTGAACTGCTTGCATCAGTGTTTGTTATTTCAATAGCGCCAGCATGTGTTAGTTTACCAGTACTTGCCCATTGTGCTCTTATGTTTCCTTGTCCATCAGCAATAATAATATTATTGTCGGATGTGGCAATACTTGTGCCGTCATACATACCTAGAATCAAGTTGTTACTACCAGTAGTGATTGCACTACCTGAGCCACTTCCAACTGTGGTATTCTGAATACCAGTCACATTTAATAAACTATTGTAACCTATACTTGTGTTGTGATCACCAGTCGCACCAACTGATTGTGAAAATGTACCAACCGCAACGTTAGTTGATCCTTCATTAGCTTTAAGAACATCAGTACCAATAGCAACGTTTGAACCACCACCTGTTTTAGCACCCATGGCATTGTAGCCAATAGACACGTTATTGTTAGTAGTAGTAAGCTGACCTTGGTTACTATAACCAATTGCAATATTATTTTGTCCACCAATGTTTGAACCTAATGGAGCATTTACTCCTGATCCACCACCAATGGCCACGTTGGTATCATAGTTTTGACCGCCAGCACCAAAAGCAATACCGCCAGATTTAAATGTTCCGCCAACGTTCAAGTTACCTTGAACACCCATACCACCAACAACACGTATGGCACCAGTGGTTGTACTAGTACTAGGAGTCACGTTGTTAACAACCAATGTTCCAGTAATTGTACCACCATTATAACTACCGCTAGCACTGGTCAATACTGGACTGCCCGCCACATAAATTGTGCCGCCAAAATATCCATCGCCACCTACACCAATACCACCGCCAACAATTAAGGCACCAGTTGTCGTACTAGTACTGGCTGTTACCGCTTGAATTTGAATAGCGTTTGGAACTGCACCACCCGCAAATTGACTACTAGCCGCATCAACGTATGCTTTGTTAACAGCATCTGTACTTTCAGTTGGACTGGCTACGTTAACAATTTTACTGCCACTAACGTTAACCTCGCCAGGAGCATCAATAATAAAATCACTACCGCTGGTAAATTTAAGTGCGCCGGTGGCGTCATCAAATAGTGTTTTAACTTTTAACTTACCACTAACTATTAAATCATTGCCTACAGTTATATCATTGTAAACAGCTAGATTGTTACCAACTGTTGCATTAGACACTGTAGAAAACAATCCAGTAACTTGTGCATTTGTAGCAGTTAATTTGCTAGTTGCTGGGTCCCATGTTAAATCAGATGATGTGTCATCAACTACTGTTCCAGTAGCAGTATAATAGGCTAATCTATTAACAACACCAGAACTTACTGTTCCACTAGCACTTAAATCTAAACTACCAATTTCTGTGTCAACATAAGTTTTAACTGCTTTTTCGGTTGGTACTGCCGCATCACTATTACCTGCTAGTGTTCCGTCAATACTAAATTCACTAACTGTCGCACCTTGTGCAAATCCCAAACTGGTAATTGTAATACTGGCATTTAAACTGCCAGTAACTGTTAGGTTTTGTGCTGTAAGTGTTCCTGTTGCATCATTCCAAGTTAATGCGGCACTAGTTCCTGATGTGATACCTTGAGCATTATAGTAAGCAACACGTCCAGGACTTCCTGTACCTAATGGCAAGTTAGTCAGTTGACTACCATCACCAACAAAACTTTGCGCAGTGATTGTTCCGCTAGCATTTACAGTTCCTGTGTTTATTCCAGGAGTAGTGACCGACCCTGCAGATAAAGGACCAGTAATAGTAGCACTGGTAGAAGTAACTGATGAAAAAGTAGGACTGTTATTTGGTCTTAAATCCCAAGTGGTGCCATTCCATTCCCAGGTTGTTGTACCAGAAGTATATGTTTGATTTAGTGTTGGACTTAGTGGAAAATTAACTGGCATCTTATTCTCCTAAATCCGCAACATTTACCACATGCACTCTATTTTCTAAACAGCAGTTATATCCGCCGTTAATTGAATGTTGTGACTCGTCCCATAACATTTGAAAGAAATCTTCTCTTTCAAATATTCTAGTCAATTGATCCATTTTAATTGCTGTATTGGTTACAGTATTAAACAAGGTTAAATCGTATAAGGAATTAATAGTGCCATCAGCAGACTGTCGTGTGCCGTTCTCAGTTATTGTATATTTCCATGTTCCTAATATTTGCATTTTAATATCCTACCACGAAAGAGTTATTACCAGCACCACCAATTCCCATTATTGAATAATGTTTTGTTGTTTGTGGTAAAATTGTAAATGTTTGGCTAGTTGTTGGAGTCATTGTTGCATTAGTTCCGCCCTGTAAAGTTAGCGTGGTATTTGAACCTGACACACTTGCTGTTACATACAGTTTGGTTTCTACACCAGGGATAACATTCGTTAATGTTATAGTTGCTGATGTACTAGATAGATTAAAATGGAACGCCCTAGCTGTTCTACAATCAATAGTAGTAGTACCACTAGTGTCAATTTCGTTAGCAGGCTCAATATAAATGTTTCCAACCATTGCTGGGTGCAACGTACAAATATACTGATAACGTCCTACAGTGTCTCTAGGAATTTGCCAATATAAAGTACCACTTATTTTTGCTTGAGCTGAAGCACCTGTTGATACAGTGCCATCTCTTGTAATATGCACTAGACCTAAATTGTAATTTGAACCTGCTTGATCAAGAATTGCAAATGGATGTGTCCCTTGCATTGTGTTCAAATTAAATGCAATAGTCTGACCAGCTTTAAAATATAAAGTTGGATTATCAGTTGTACCTGTAAAATTAGTAAATGTGTAGGATAATAAACTATTGTTTACTACATCTAATGATGTACTCGCTGACAATACAATTCTATCCATGGTGAATGTTGGATAATTTTTCCAACCAGTACCGTCATAGTATAGTACTTGACCCAAACTTAAATTATTACCTACACCGCCAATTGTTACGTCGCTTAGTTCGTCTAAAGTGGTTGCACCCGTTGTACCAGTCAACGTTATAGTATCAGTAGTTGCATTTGTAGTAATGGTAATACCGCCTGCACCAACTAAGGTCAATGTATCAGTGGTTCCATCAGCTACTACACTAGTCTGTCCAGCAACTGCGATTGTTTCAAAACTATTACTTGCGGCACCACCTGCACCAGCATTGTCAGTTCCTGGTACCCATTGTGCTAGCGCACCGTTGTATTTTAATACTTGTCCATCAGTTGGCGTCACTGATATTTGTACATCAGACAAATCATCTAATGTTGTAGGTACTGTAGGTATTGTTGGACCAGTAAAGGTAATAGTGTCAGTGGTTGCATTTGTGGTAATAGTGATACCACCTGCACCAACAAATGTTAAATTATCTGCTGGTATGTCAGCAGTGACTGTGGGTTGTGCTTGTACAATAATGTTAGCAAACGTATTTTGTTGTGTAATAGTTTGCGTATTATTAATGGTTATAGTATCAGTGGCAGCATCTGTTATTAGAGAAATGTTAGTTCCTGCAACTAATGTCAATGTATCTGCACTAGAATCTGCAATTACGTTAGGCTGACCACTTACTGCAATAGTACTAAATGAAGTAGCAACTCCTGAGCCAGACAAACTTGCACTAATACTGATTGTATTTGCATCAACTCTAGTTAGACTAACGTTAGCACCTTCTTCAAACAAAACGTTTTGGGTTGTATTGTCACTACCAGCTAGTCTTACGTTAACACCGCCAGCGGCTGGTTGTGTATTAAAAGTATATGTTGTTTGAGCAGGCACGGTCGCCGCAATAGTGATAGTGTCAGCAGTTGAATTTGAAGTTAATGATATGTTGCTACCAGCAACTAATGTCAAAGTATCTGTTGGACTATCTGCAACAACGCTTGCTTGTCCTGCAATTGATATTGTTCTAAAACTATCGCTAGCTGAACTTCCGCTTAAATCAGGAGCATTAACCCATTGTGTCCCGTCATATTTTAAAACTTCACCATTTGTTGGTCCAGACACTGCGACATCTGACAAACTAATTAATCTTGGATTCACAAACTGTATATTAGAACCCATATTGCGATGGTTGTAGCACCAGTAGTATAATGTTGTTGGAAAATTATTTCCAACAGTTAATTCCACAGTTCTAGTAGTAGCTCCATTAAAAGCAGTGCCATTGTACACTTGTCTAGTTACGACTACACCGTCTAATTTGTAGACCACATTGGTCACAAAGGCTGTACCACCATCACGTTCGCCGTTTAATTGATCTGCGCTAAAATTTAAATTGTGTGGGTTTGGAGTTGTGCCATTAGCATTGGGAAAATATACGTTTGTGTCATCGCTTTGATCAAACACATAGGTATAGCCTCGTTGTAAAATCAGTGGTGACGGCTTGTACTCACCATTAATTCTATACTTGTTGCCAATATCAGGAGCTTGAGGAGGTACTATGGTAACAACAAAGGTTACTTTTGGTGTTAAGGTAGTATCAACGGCACTACTGCCTTGTAAATCAGCACTGTTAGTCCAAAAAGCACCATTCCACTTTAATACTTGTCCAACTGACGGACTACCTACTACGCTAACATCAGTAAGCTGTGTTAGTGCTGTTGCTCCTCCACCGCCACCTGCGCCACCCCCTGCTTGCCCAAACTGTGGCATTGCAGGTTGTACCCATTGATTGCTGTCACCGTCATCTACATAGACATACAAAACGCCAGTATTAGTATTAAACCACAAACTGCCGCTACGACTGTTTGATGGTGGAACTTGTGCTACTGCTACTCCTAGCCCGCTTTTAGCGTTAGTCAAATCTGCACGTAAAAGTGGAATTCCGCCCTTGATTAAGCCGTCATAAAGCACCAATGTTTTTTGATCTGCATCGTAGTACAGATCCCCATTGTTGAATCTACTGTCTAAAAAATCGCTGTCGTTTGGGACTAGTCTAATTGAACGTAGCGGCGTCATCTCATTTAAATCCTCTTAATAGTACTATTTACCAACTTTCAAACCAATACTTAAAAGGTCAAATGATGTTGATTAAGTCAAATACTGTTTCTAGTTTGGTTCTAATAATCTTATTAGAAAAGCTACTTTTTAGCCCTTGATGCAATGGTTTGGGCGAATGATCCATCTCTGACCAGCACCAACCTTTGTGCTCGCCGTTGAGCTTGGGGATAAATTCGTCTTCTATAATCATTAGATATGTGTGATAAAAGAACTTGTCGTCCTTACTCACAAATAGCTCTAAGGGAATTGTCTTTTTTACATCAGGCATTACCCCAATTTCTTCAACAATTTCTCTCTTCAAAGCTTCAAAATTATTGGCGTCTGTATCTTCTTGTTTCCCGCCCACAATGCCCCAAGTACCGCTAGTCCTGCCGCCATTGCGAAGCAAGAATAAAAATCTCTTGGTTGATTTGGCATAGAAAAGTGCTCCACTACAGACTATATCGTTCATAAAATAATTTGCCAACTTCCGTTATCAAAGGTTCCTTCCATACTCTTGGTCCATGTTTCTCCGTCCCATTTGTATTGAATACCTGTATAAGCATTAGTTATGAACGTTGGGCCATTTTGCGCACCACTATTGAAAATAACGTGCCAAGTTGTGCCATCCCATTGAATTACATCATTAGCATTGGCTCTTAAAAATGTAGTTCCATTTGCATTTCTAAAATATGGAACACTGTCTGCAAAATCTACAATACTTGCAGGATTAATTTCTTCTAAGATTAAAAATCTCATGTCTACTGTTTTAGATGCTGGTAGTGGACGAGTAGGATCTACGATCGCATCCACTGTGCCTCTTGCGGCTGTTACTGCTCCAGCACCTGCAATCAATGTATTAGTTGGAAGACTTTGATTATCAAAGGTTAGATGCATTATTGTTTCGTCAGCAGAATCCAAACTCAATGTAGCAGTGGCAATTTTTCCATCTGCTTTGGTCAATTGTAACTTACTGTAGCCAGCAACAAATTTTCCTGGATAGCGTTCTAAAATTTCTCTCCAATTAATATTTTGTCCTAGTTTAGAAATTTGTGTATCAAATGTGTTAGTAACACCTTCAACGTTACCAAGCAGTTTGGCAATATATTGTGGACTACCACTAGAAGAATTATTAGTAATCATTACTCCATAGCCGTACAGCGTGATCACTTGTCTACTGATCATACTACCTGCTAATAGGTCGTTGGTAATATTTCCTTCTTCATCAAATACTCTAGCAATGATGCTTGTAATAACGCCTTGACGTTTGACTTTTGCAGGCGGGCTCAACCAAATAGGAGCCATAAATTTCAAACTGGCAACTTCTAAATCTTGGTCGCCTGTTGGAATAGTTTGATTAGTATAATTAATTTCCATCAACTCTAGTGTGGTCAAACTAGTCCAATCTAGATAGTTGCTAGTAGTTTGTAATTCAATTGCAGGATTAAACAACACTACTATCTGTTCTAAAATTTGTAATTTTTGATCAATGTTAGTTGTCCATATGTCTGCTTTTAAACTCAACTGATATGGATTAGGCATTAAACGTTCTACGGTTACGTCCGCACCACGCTTTGCCGCATAGTCTTCAATGAATTGTCCATAAGTGGGACTGTTAATATTTTCATCAGTATATCCGTACTCACGTTCAATAACGTGTACTTTGCTCACATACGTAGGGTCCTGCATTCTTGTACGACTTAATTCTAAATTTTCAATGTAAGCACTAATAAAAGGTGCCTGCATTAAAAAGTTTTCACTGTTTTGTCTAAGAATTGATGCAGTTTGTTTGTTTAAGGTACCAAAACGTACAGGTACTTGTACTAGATTACCTTCACCGTCTTGATAATGAAATCCACTCAATGCTCTTATAAATTGAGTAAGATATCTTCTTATTTGTCCATCGTAAAAGAAATCCATTATGGGTTATCCGCCTTTGGTTTTAAATTTTTGCCAATCTCTAAAGGTTTAGATATTGACTGACGCTCGTCAATCTCTTTGTTACCAATAGTTGTTTTATTTTTATTATTAATGAAACTGGTCTTCTGTGTCATGCGTGTTGAATTGTTGGTCATGGTCATACGCACATTGTTCTCAAATACTGACCATTTGCCTGTGTCGTATCTAAACAATCTACTTGGCATAAAATCTGTTCTTAAGAAGAAATTGCCCTCTTCTGGATTTGAAGGAAATTGCGCACCCATGCCATTAGGGCTAGAACTGTCACCTGTTAATTTAAGTCCATTTGGTGGTATGTTATCTCCTACCATGTAGCCTAGATAATAATTTTGTCTAGGCGTTTTTAATGTAACACTGGAATCTAATCCTAATGTACTAGCATCTACTAGTGTTTGACTTGCATCATTTAACATGACTTTGCCATTTCTATCAACTGGCACCATCCATAATTTTTCAGTACTGTAACCACTGAATGGTGCTTCAATTTCTGCTTGCTCAACAATCTTTTGATTAATTTCTAAGTTGGTATTATAAGAGCTAATTAAGTCTCTCAATGCCAACTGATCATCTGTGGGAGCATATGGGCTCATTGGGTCTTCAGCAGACTTGTCCAATATATCTTTAAATTCTTGACTATCAACAAGTGGTTTACATTTTAATTTAATCAAGTGTGGATACCATGTTTGACTGAAACCTTCTGTTGGTCGCAGTACATCGTCAACCACATAAAATCTTCTTAAAGCTACTTGTGCATCATTTAATGCGTATGGATCTTTTAAGTGTGGAAGTTCTAAGACATCCCCAGCCATTATTTTGCGACCAATACGTTTTACACTGTCAGTTAAGTGTACGTGAATAAAAATTGTATCTTGTGCTAGAAAAAGTCCAAACTGTGTTAGACTCCAATCCAACTGTTGCATATTGTAAATGCAACGCATTACAT